AAATTGGGAAGCAGAAGAAATACCTTTAAAAAACTCAGAGAGAGTGCCGAGTAGTATACAGAAAATTGCATTAGATGTCATTAATAAAGTAAGAGATAATAGACTTGACAAAGAATATTATCCTAAAAAAGAATTTGGAGAAATATTAGAGAGATATAAATTATCTGATATTGATATGTCTACAGGTGATTGGTTAATTTTAACAAGAACAAAATCTTTATTAAAACCAGTGGCAACTTTATTAAAAAAGAAGGGTCTATTTTTTGAATCAGCTCAAGGGAATAGTGTTGGTAAAAATCTTTACGAAGATATAAAATATTGGGATAAATTAAAACAAAATATAGAACTTCCTGAAATCCAGCTGCAGAGAATAAAAGAAAGAATACAGGGTAAGTTTAATTTATCTTTAGAATGGTACGACGCATTTAATAAAGTTTCAGATAGTCAAAAAATTTATATGAAACTTTTACTATTAAATAATGAAGACACAACAAAAGATGCAAGAATAAAAATATCTACAATACATGGGGCCAAAGGTGGGGAAGCAACTAATGTTGTTTTATTTTTAAATGAAACAACGAATACAAAAAAAGGAGCTAAAAAATCTGTACAAAAACAAGATGAAGAATATCGTGTTTGGTATGTAGGTATAACAAGATCAATGAAAAATTTATATTTAATAAAATGTCAAAACAAATCAAAGGAGTTTAAAATATGAATCGTAAAAAAACATATGACAAATTAAAAAAAATGGGTGTTGTTAATGATGATGTTAAAGTTAGTGATCTAGAATCAATGTTTAAACAAGTTGGTGGTACACATTATATGTATATGGCTATTCAACCCGCAGAGTTTATTAATGCTAACAAATTGCTTTTTGCAGAAGGTAATGCTATAAAATATATATGCAGGCACTCTCAAAAAAGCGGAGTAGAAGACATAGATAAAGCTATACATTATTTAGAAATGATAAAAGAAAGAGATTACAAATAATGAAACCATTTATTTTTAAAGCACAAACGGAATGGGTTAAACCTACAGAGTTTCCTGACCTAAGATTTTGTGACGAGATTGCAATTGACTTAGAAACACAGGACCCTGACTTAATTAAAATGGGATCAGGTGCAGTTGTTGGTAAAGGTAAAGTTGTTGGTATTGCAATTGCAACGGATGGCTATGCAGGATATTTTCCATTTGATCATGAAGGCGGCGGTAATTTAGAAAAAAATAAAGTAATTCAATGGTTTACAGATCTTTGTGCGTCTGAGTCTACAAAAATATTCCACAATGCAATGTACGATATTTCATGGATTAGAGCCATGGGTATAAAAGTTAACGGAAGAATTGTTGACACTATGATTGCTGCATCTTTAGTTAATGAAAATAGATTTAGATTTGATCTTAATAGTTTGGGTTGGGATTATTGTGGTCAAGGTAAAAACGAAACAGAATTAAATCAAATAGCAAAAGAATGGGGATTAAACCCTAAAGCTGATATGTGGAAATTACCAGCAATGTATGTTGGCAATTATGCTGAACGTGATGCAGAACTAACATTGGCGTTATGGAAAGTTATGCAAAAAGAAATAGTAGATCAAGATTTAGAATCTATATTTAATTTGGAGACTGATCTTTTTCCTTGTTTAGTTGATATGAGGTTTCTTGGGGTAAGAGTGGACGTTCAAAAAGCTCATACACTGAAGAAAAAATTAGCATTGCAAGAAGAAACATTACTCCAAAAAGTAAAAAAAGAAACAGGAATAGATACTCAAATATGGGCAGCAAGAAGCATTGCCAAAGTTTTTGAAAAATTAAATCTATCTTATGAACGAACTGAAAAAACATCTGCTCCTTCTTTTACTAAAAATTTTCTTTCTACTCATGAACATCCTTTAGTGCAATGTATATCAAAAGCCAGAGAAATTAACAAGGCACATACAACATTTATAGATACAATTATAAAACATGAACACAAAGGTCGTATTCATGCTGATATAAATCAAATTAGATCAGATACTGGAGGAACTGTTACTGGCAGATTTTCTTATAGTAATCCAAACTTACAACAAATTCCTGCACGCAACAAAGATTTAGGACCGATGATTAGATCCCTATTCATTCCTGAGTCTGGTTGCGAGTGGGGGTGTTTTGACTACAGTCAACAAGAACCAAGACTAGTAGTTCACTATGCATCCCTAGATCAAGATTCAAGCGTCTTTAATGTTAAAGATGCATATCAAGCCGGTGACGCAGATTTTCATACAATTGTTGCTAAGATGGCTGACATACCTAGAACAGCAGCTAAGACAATTAATCTTGGATTGTTTTATGGTATGGGTAAAGCTAAACTACAAGCAGAACTTGGTGTATCAAAAGAAAAAGCAGAAGAATTGTTTTCTGTTTATCATGAACGAGTTCCTTTTGTAAAATCTTTAACAAAATCTGTATCTAATAGAGCCCAGCAAAGGGGACAGATAAGAACTTTACTTGGTAGACTATGTAGATTTCATTTATGGGAACCAAATAGTTTTGGTATGCATAAGGCTTTACCATTTGAACAAGCTGTCCAGGAACATGGACCAGGCATCAAGCGTGCTTATACATACAAAGCTTTAAACAAATTGATACAAGGATCAGCTGCTGACATGACAAAAAAATCTATGTTAGAATTATATAAGGAAGGTATTGTTGCACACATTCAAGTGCACGATGAATTAGACATTTCTGTTGAAGATGATAAAAAAGCAAAACGTATAGTTGAGATTATGGAATCCGCAGTTGAATTAGAAATACCCAATAAAGTTGATTATGAAAAAGGCAGCAATTGGGGAGATATAAAATAATGTTTTTAATAAATACATACTTAGATAAAAGCAAGATACAAGGTGTTGGAGTTTTTTCTAAAGAAAATGTTAGAAAAGGACAAAAAATAAAAGAAGTAAGACCTGAATTTGAGTTTAGATTTGACACAACAAACCTACCAAAAATGCCTTTAGCTTTGGCTAATTTTATTGAATCACATGGTTATGAAGACAGTAAAAAAGAATATGTTTTAAGTATTGATAATGAAAAATATTTAAACCACAGCACTGACCCTAGTGTAGATGATGACGGAATTGCATTAAAAAATATTAAGGTGGGCGACGAAATTACCGTGGATTACAGAGATTTTGATGATAGTATTGAATCATGGCTTACTTAAATGCAAACATACCACCAACCTACGCACAAATAAGAAGAGAGTATTTATATGACGGCAAAAAACATCATGGAGAAGTTGAAGACTGTATCATCTTTGGTATTAGCTGTATTACAGGTCGCGCTATCTTATGGCACGCTATTATGGGAAATGGCGCAATCTTTTATAGGCTCCCAATTACGGCTTTTATTCAATGTGGTTATGAACCGAAAGATGTTCCAACCAGGAGACTTGATGAATTGGAGCTTTGGAACTCTTTTAGTTATTTTCCTGCTGTTACTATATTTGATATTTTAAGCACAGCATCTGGTAAATACATAGGTAAAGATAAAAAATGGCACCACGGTAAGTATTTATTTACCATTGACTTTGCACACCCAGATAGTAATATACTCGATACGGAACATTCCGAAATACCGCACGAACATAAGTGCGCTCACATAATTGCCTTAAAAGATGGCAACTATGCGGCTCAGCCAAACAACAGAATAATTTGGGACCTGCCTTCATTTACAGTTAAGGACAATATTCCTGACTGGAAAGTACAAACTAATGAATGGAGTGTAGAGGACTCAGGACAATGGAAAACGGAAGATACTGACAAGTTCTTCTATGAAATTGAGGAGAAAAAACATGATTAATAAAATTATTGATAAAATTGAGTTGATTTATACAAGATCTGATAAAAAAATTTTTACTTACAGATGTTGTGTAATTGCAGCAATAGTAATTTTATACTTAAGATAATGTCTACGTGTAGTAAATGTTTTCACCCTTGTCATTGTGGGGAAGACAATGAGTTACATGCAGATGAATACGGTATTTGCACTTGCGAAGGGTGTGAGTGTAAAAACAACAGTTCTGACAAGACATATGAAAACGAGGTTAATGATAAATAATGGAGATAAACAAAATGAACTATTATTTTACAGGCTCTTTAGTAGTTGCTTTTTTATTATTGGTATTGTTTGCAGATCCTGCTTACCCAGCAGAATCACAAACGAATATTAGTGGGTCCAACACAAGTATTGAGGGCGGGTATACAGGGGGAGCTACAACTTATGCTACCGGATCATCTTCCAACACAACAACTAATTCAACATCAAACTCTAATATAAAATCCGCACCACCAACAGCGTCAGCTCCATCATATAATTCTATGACACAAGATGTTTGTAGTACAGGTGCATCAATTGGTGTTCAAACATTTGGTGTAGGTATCAGTGGTGGAAAACATTTTATAGATAAAAATTGTGAGCGATTAAAGTTAGCAAGAATTTTAAATGACTTTGGGATGCGTGTAGCGGCCGTGGCTATCCTTTGCCAGGATGAGCGTGTATTTGAATCTATGATATCAGCGGGCACAGTTTGCCCTATCGATGGCAAAATTGGTAAGGAGGCTATGGCATTGTGGTCTAGATATGGTCATGAAAGACCAGATTATAAAACATATATTAAACGTATTAAAGATAGAGAAAAAGCAGATCTAAAAGCACAAAAAGAAATGACAAAAGAATTAGAGAAACAAGACAAAGAACTTTTAGACACTAAACCAATTCATACAAAAAAATGATAGACAAAATATTTTATAAATTTTTTGATGGTTTAGATCGTTTGTGTAATGCAATTGCTACAAGATTAGCTGGACCAAGATGCCAGTGTGGTAAGAAAAAAAAGAAAAATGCCTAGGCCTGTAAGAAAATGGCTAGTCCGATTAAGAATGTGGTATGCAGATATTAGAGGACACCACGGTAAACGATGGGATTATGAACCCTCTAAACATTATATGAGGAAAAAATGAAAATATCAGAAAACACTTCAATAAGTATGCCAATGAAAAATATGCTGGCAATTATTGCTGGTGTAGCCATGGGTGTGTTTGCTTATACAGAAGTAACATCTAGACTAACAAGTTTAGAGACATCAAGAGAATTGTTTCAAGCAGATCTATTAAAAAAAAGTGAGCAACTGCCCACTGACCAGGAGCAATTTATGTTGATAGAAGATTTATATAAAACAACAGAAAAACTTGAGATAACTCAAGAGCAAAATATGACCAACAAAGTTAATATAGAATTCTTAAAAGCACAACTAGAAAAAACATTAGCTGATGTTGAAAAATTAAAAGATAAAGTAAGGCAGAATGGAAATGGAACGAGTCACTAGAAAAATTATAGAATATCTTAAAGATATAGAAAAGAAAGCTAAACAGATGAGCTTTACTAAAAATTTAAAAAAAGAAGTAGAAACTGGTAAAAATGGTACACAAAAATACGTCATAAAACAAGGCATAAATAAGGGTAAAACATTATGATTGAAATGGTTGTC